CAGCAGGTGATGATCGGGCAGCACTTCCAGGAGGGGCCAGACGGCCGGCCGCAGCCCGTGCAGCCACCGCCGCCAGGGCAGCAGGGACCAGACACCACGAAGTTTTACGACCTCACCAACGGCCGCTATGCGGTGACGGTGACGGTCGGGAAAGCGTCCGCCACCAAGCGCGAAGAAGGCGCCGCGGCGCTCGGGGAACTCATCCCGCATCTGCCACCGGAAATGGCGGCCGTGGCCACGCCGGATTACGTCGAGCAGCTCGATTTCCCGAACTCGCACAAGATCGCGGAGAAGCTGCGCAAAGCGCTCCCGCCGCAGTTGCAGGAGCAGGACGAAGGCGGGCCGGACCCGGAGAAGATGGCGCTCCAGCAGCAGATCCAGCAGATGCAACAGGCGCTGGAGAGCAAACAGGCGGAAGAACAGGCCAAACAGCAAGCGGCGTTGCAGGAAGCGCAGATGAAGGCGCAAGTGGACCTCCAGAAGGCGCAGCTCGATCGCCAGACCCGACTGGACATCGCGCAGATTCAGGCGAACGCGACGATCGCAAGCGCGGAAGTCAAAACCGGCAGTGACGATTTGGACCGTCGGTTGAAGCTGATCGAACTGTTCCTGACGGCGGACAAAGAACATCGGCTGGACCGGGAATCCCAGGCGCATGAAGTCGGATTGACGGCGATGGAGCACGCGCACGAAAAGGATCTCGCCGCCCAGACGCACGCGCAGACGTTGGAGCAGGGCGAACAGGCGGCGGCACTGGCTCCGACGCCGACGAACGGGAATGGGGCGGGCGCGTGACGGTGCAAGAGATTGTCGATCGGGTGCTGCTGGACTCGGAGTTCACGCCGGTACGGGTGGCGAAACTGAAGGCACTCTGTGCGCGCTCGAATGTGTCTTATGACGACGTGCTCAATGCCCTGCCCCATACGGTAGTGGCTCAGATCAAGGCGAAGGCATGACCAAGAAAGCCCCGGCAAAGAAACAGACCAAACCCGTCAATACGCACAGTCCGAAACGGAGGATCAAAGCGATGCCAGAACCCGAGACAGTCCCAGCCCCGGCGGATACCGATGCGCCGCCACCGGAACCCGATCCGCCACCGCCCGCGCCGCGGCGTGATCCAGACGATCAGGGAGCGCCGTAGGGTGCCTAAGAGCATTGCGGGCGTGATGCGCGAATACCAGGCGCGCGCGCTCCACTCGGGATCGTCCTCGGGGCCGGTGGTGACGACGCGCAAGCAGGCGGTGGCGATCGCGTTGTCCGAGCAGCGACAGAAGGCAAAGGGGAGTCATCCACACCGGAATTTGGGCAAGTTTCTGCATCCGAAGCGCGGGACGTGACGAATTAGGCTTGTGTTGAGTCTGGGAAAGCGTATACTTGGTATCCAATCCAGCCGATGAGCGACGCTGATCTGACCCCTGTTTCGGTGGAATCGTCCGATGGACGCATTCTGACCGGCGTCGGCGTGTCAGAGGATGCCCTCAAGACGACGATGGAGCGGCATGAACCGGCCGAGACGCCGGAGCCGGCCGCGCCTGTCGCGACGCCTGACCCGAAACCCTCCCGCGGCGCCAAACGGTTTGATCAGCTCACGGCGGAACGGGAAGCCGCCCGCCGGGAAGCCGCGGCGGCCAAACACGAGCGCGACGACCTCGCGCGCCAGTTGGCGCAGCGGGCCACCCCAGCGGCACCAGCCCCTGTTCCTTCGCCGGCAGTGGCGGCGCCCGCGGCGGCTGCTGCGCCATCTCCGACCCGTCCGAAACCCTCGGAAAGCGAAGTCGGGGACAAGTACGAATCCTACGCTGATTTTGTCGAAGATTTAGCGGATTGGAAGGCGGAACAACGACTCGCCGCGCAGGATTTCGACGCCCGTATCCGAAGCAGCATCGAAGCGGATCGGGCCTCTCGCAGCTTCGTAGAGCATGTCGGCCAGGTCAAGGCCAAAGCTCGCGAAGTGTATCAGGACTTCGATGCCGTGCTCGAAAAGGGGCCGGGCGCCGAGATTCCCTTGGGTCAGACGGATGCGCAAGCCGTCGCCCGCGTGGAAACGATTCTGCGTTCCCCACATGCCGAGCACTTGCTCTATGCCATCTCGCAAGATGCCGACATTGCGCGCCAGCTCGCGCAATACAGCGATATTGAGTTCGGGATGGCCCTGTCGCGTTTTGTACCGCCTGCGGACACATCCGTCGCCTCTCCGGCCTCGACGGGTGTCCGCCGTCCTGTTGTCGCTCCTGCGCCCTATCAGCCGGTAGGGTCCGCGAGCAAAACGACGGCGACTCCGTCCGCAGGCCTGATTGCCAAAGCGGGATTTGATTTCGACAAATCCGGCTACCGTGAAAAACGGGCTGCGGAACGGGGGGTGCGCCGTCGCTGACGAAGGATAGTCAGTGGCTAACACATTCCTCACCAACGACATCGTAACCTACGAAGCGTTGGACGTGCTCGAAAACACGTACAACGCGATGATCCACATCAACTCCGAATACTCGGACGAGTTCGAGTTCGGGGGCACGGTGTTGGGTCAGACCCTCTCCATCCGCAAGCCCGCCCGGTTCATCGGCCGTCTCGGTCAGGCGGCGCAGATCGAAGGCATCACCGAAACCTTCGTGCCGCTCACGCTGTCGTATCAGCGCGGCGTCGATACCCAGGTCAGTTCCCAGAATCTCACACTCGACATCGACAATTACCGCAAGCGCGTGCTCGAACCGCAGGTCGTCCGGGTGTCGAACCTGATCGATCAAGATGTCTGCAATCTCGCGCAGGGGTTGAACAACGTTGTCGGCACGCCTGGCACCACGCCGTCAACACTGACGACGTTCCTCGCGGCCAAGACGAAGTTGGACAACAACGCCGCGCCGATGGACGGCGGGCGCTGCATGTTCCTGAACCCCAACGCGGAAGCGTCGATCGTCGATTACCTCAAGTCGCTGTTCCAGGCGAGTTCGGAGATTGCGGAACAGTATCGGTCCGGCATGATGGGGCGCGCCATCGGCTTCGACTGGTACATGGATCAGAACATCTATATCCATACCGTCGGGACGCTGGGTGGGACGCCGACAACCAACGGCGTGCCGGCGCAGGGTGCGTCCTCGGTCGTGACGCAGAGCTGGACGAGTTCGACGCTGAATGCGGGCGATGTGATCTCGTTCGTGTCCACGTCCACCCCGGTGAACGCGGTGAATCCGCAGAGTTATCAGAGCACCGGGCAGACGGCGCAGTTCGTCGTGACCGCCACCGTGAGCGATTCCGGCGGTGCGATGACCATCCCGATCGCCCCGGCGATCTACGGTCCCGGCTCGCAGCTCCAGAACGTGACCAGCCTGCCGGCGACGACCACGGCGGTTTACGTGTTTGACACGGCCGCCGCGAACTTCGCGACCATCAGCGGCAAGGTGTCGCCGCAGAATCTCGCGGTCCACAAGGACTTCGGGACGCTCGCGATGGTGGACATGCCGCTGCCGGGTGGGACGGATAAAGCGTATCGCGCGGCCTCGCGGAAGTCGGGGAAGTCGATTCGCGTGATCCGTGATTACGTGGCGACGACCGATCAGTGGATTCAGCGCCTCGACGTGCTCTACGGCGTGGCGGTCCTGCGACAGGAACTCGGCTGCCGGGTGGCCGGCTAAACGGGTCAGGGGGCATTGCGAGAACGTGCCCGTTACCCCTCTGAAAGGACAGCAGTATGGCTCTTGCAGCAACGACACTCGCGGGCGCGAAAAGCGTGACCGTGAACGCCAACAGGATCACGCTCACCTCGGCCACCGGCGCCGCGAAGAAAGATCTCGCGCTCGTCGATGCCGAGTGGATGCGGATCACCGATGTCTCACTGACCCCGACGCTCGAAGTGGTGCCCGGTTACAACGGCAGCACGGCGGGACCGCATGGCGTCCTGGCGCCGGTCATTTACGGCCGGCCGAGTGACTTCGTGAACGCTGGGATTGTGCCGAATGGCGTCCTGACCTCGCAGAGTTTCGGGGTGGACGGGGCGATCACGGGACCGAGCGGCACGGGCGTGCCGACCTCGAATACCGTGATTTACCTGACGAAGGGATCGGCGGGTGCCTACACGCTCGCGGCCCCGGCCATCGATCAGCAGAACACGCTGATCTTCGTCTCGACCTCGGCCTATGCGCACACGCTGACCGTGGCGGAGGGCTTCTATGGCAATACCACGTCCTCGGACGTGGCGACGTTTGCGGCGACGGTCAACAGCACGTTGACGGTCAAAGCGCAAAATGGGCTGTGGGCACCGATTGCCACGGCGGATGACGGCACGCTCATCGCGTAGTGAACGGCGGGGCCGGTCAGAAGCTGGCCCCGCGCTTTCCGAAGGATTGACTGATGGCCACAGCAGGCGGCGCCTACATTCCCTCCGATTCGTCCGCAGCGAGTCCGACCATTACCGGCACCGTGGCCGGGGGGGCGACCTACACGGCGCCCACGATTGCCAGCGGGGTCTTCAGCGGTGCCCAGACAGGCAGCGGAACCCTGACGCTCACCAATACGCTGACCGGATCGGCGTATGGCGCGAGCACGCACGAAAACGAGGTGTACTCGAAGATCACGCTCACGCCGGCGACGACGGTGACGGCGGCGAATGGCCTCAACGCCTTCCGGGGTGAGATCAATCTGACCTCGGGAAAAACGCTCGGAAGCGGGGCGGCGAGCTATCTGACGGGCGTCTATGGACGCGGCAACATCTTTGGCACCGTCAACATCGCGTCCGGCGACCTCGCCGCGGTCTATGGCAAGTTCGATCTGAATGGCTCCACGCTGACCTCCGGGCACATTGCCCCGGTGCAGGCGAACATCGTCAACCCGCCGGCCTCCGCCGCGACCACCGGAGCGGTGGCGTTGTTCTACGGCGAGTCCGCGAGCGGGACGAAGATCAACGCCGGCTTGGAGCTCTACATGGCGAGTAACTTCGCCTTTGTGCTGACCGACGTGAACACGAGCAATTTCCTGCCGGCGATCTCGAACACGACGCTCGACGGGTTGAACATCAAAGTGCAGTTGAACGGGACCACGTATTACATCCCGACGAAACAGGCGGCGTGAAGGATCGGGCGTGGTTTGAGCGGAAATTGGCCGAGATTCGCCGGAGCAAGGATCAACTCCGCGCGAATCTCGATGCCACGGCTGGCGCCGAGCAGTTTTGCGAACAGGTGCTAGCGGAATGGGAGTCCGATGGATCTGGCGAACTTGACCCCGACGGAAATCGCATTACTCAAGCAGCAGCTCGCACAGACGGATGATTCTGGTCGCTCGCCCATCAAGGCGCGGCAGCTCCACGACCTCCGGCTGTTGCCGACGAAGGATGATCCGCGGCCGATGTTCGTGTGGTCTGCGGAATCGCCGCGGGATGCCGGGGATCTGACGCGCACGTCGGAGTTCCCGAAACTGATGTGGCATCAGACGACCGGGGAGGAAATCACCGTCTACACGATGGAACAGCAGATCGAGAAGGGCTCGTTCTACGTGCTCGACCCGCCGGATCTGCGCGTCGATCCCATCGACAAGATGCGGCTGGAGCTCGAATCACTGAGTCCTGAGGATCGGGCGCTGGTGGTCGAGACGCAGCAGAAGTCCCGCATGGCGATGCTGCAAGCGAAGCTCGCGGCGCTGTCTGAGGACGATCTGCACGCGCTGTTAGCAGGGACCGTCCCGGCGAAGCGGGGACCGGGGCGGCCGAAGAAAGACGGCAGCGTGTGAAGCGTTTCGAATGCCGGTTTGCTCTGAACTCCGGCAAAGTCACGCCTCTGGCCAACTCAATGGCCTGTTTT